GGTGGAAAACGTGGGACAAGCAACAGATTCCGCAGTTGCAGTACGTGATTCAGAGCTATGACACGGCGTTTTCTAAGAGTACGCGGGCGGACTACAGTGCGATTACGACGTGGGGCGTGTTTTATCCTGAAGAGGGGCAGGTTTCGGCGTTAATCTTGCTTGATGCGAAGAAGGGGCGTTGGGATTTCCCAGAACTGAAGCAGGTTGCGTTGGAGTCTTACAGGTTTTGGGAGCCTGAGACGGTCATTATTGAGGCCAAAGCGAGCGGGATGCCGTTAACGCATGAATTGCGGAATATGGGCATTCCTGTGGTAAACTTTACGCCTAGCCGAGGGAACGACAAGGTGTCAAGGGTTCATAGTGTATCACCACTTTTTGAAAGCGGCATGATTTGGGCACCTGACGAGTCTTGGGCGCATGATGTTATTGAGGAATGTGCCGCGTTTCCTAATGGCGAATTTGATGATTTGGTGGACAGCACCACGCAGGCCTTGATGCGGTATCGGCAAGGCAATTTTGTACAACTGCCGTCGGATTATTGGGAAGATGAGTCTACCAATCTCCGACCAATGCAATATTACGGGTAACCTTTATGTCAATGTATTCCGGTATTGGCAGTTTTGCCAAGTTCGCAGAAGGTGGCGGCGCTCAACAACAGGATGGTGGCAGTAGCGGCGGCTCCGGACTACCGGGTGTAGGCTCCTCTGGCGGTGCGGGCGCACCTTTGACACGCGAAGAATTTTTTGCCCAATACGGTGGTTTAGGCGGTTTTGTCGGAGGCGTAGTGGGGGACGCGGCCTACCAAGCTTATTTGAAAGCTTTTGGTGCTGGCGCGGTAGGCGGGAGTGTTTTACCGGACTACATGAGAATTAATGACGCCGGTCAAGTTGTTTTTGTAGAGGGCGTTACTAACCGGCAATTTGTTGAGGGCCTAAAACTTCTTGGTTTGCTTGATACGGAGCATAGTGAGGGAAAGACTGACTATGATTGGTTGATTGAGTGGTTCACAGACACCAATGAAGGTGGTCAATCGGACTGGTTAAATGTTCACCTCACGGACCCAGATCGGGCATTAGATTTTGAAGCGGATTATGGCGCTTCTGATTTAACCTCACAAAATAAAGCGACACTTCGGCGTCTTTACGACATTGTCAATAATGCCAGCACGGCAGGCGGTTATTTTACGCCGAGCCAAGGTTTTTTGAACGAGTACAGCACTCCGACGACACCCGGACAAAACTACGGAAATGGCACTGCCGCATCACGGCCCGTGTTCATTGGTCAGCCCCCGACGGGCGGGACTCCGGAGCAACCGTACTACAGTCTTTCGGACGTTTTGGTTTCGTCTTCTGAGCAACCCAATTTGTATGATCGTTTTGATCCGTATCCTAGCGGTGGTTTTTCGCAGGTTGACCCGTATCAGCGTCCGGTAACGACGCAATACAGTTACCGCCCGCCTTTGGTCACTACGCCAAGTCTAACTTTTGACACGGAAGAACCTGACTCTGTGTCGGGAACTGTAGAAGAGCCGGATACTACGACTACGACCACCGGAACGGGCGGCACGGGCTTAGGTGGCGACGGCACTACTACGACCACGACCACTGGTACTACAGATACCACGGACACGACCACTGGTACTACAGATACCACGGACACTACGACCGACACGACCACGACCACGACCACTACAGCGCCCACGGCACCGCTTACCGGGTATCAGAATATTTCGGCATTTAGGGAGCAGGACCCGTATATTTGGGGAAAAAGGGGAATGCTCTCAGGTCTGAAGGCGCTTGCGGGTTCTCGTCAGGATTTGACGGCGGAAGAATTTGCGTCTTTGTTAAGTGGTCAACAGGGCAAATATGGTGAAGGTTCTACGTTAGCGTATGACCCGCGTTTTGGTATTTACAGCACGATTAGTGACGCGGAGCTTCAACGGCTTAGGGAAACGCAGTCGGTCCCGTATTATATCGACCCCCGCCTGATGACGGATGTTGAGCGTATTCGTAGCAATCTGACGGGCGGCGGCACGTACAGCCGCAGTGTCACGGATGAGGCGGGCAACGTATACAAAATTGACCGTGGCCGACAGTCTACGCGCATTGGCAACAAGCAATATTTCATGAACGAAGATGGCTCTATCACTTCGTATGATGTTGAAGATATTAAATATGACTACACCCCCGGATTTGACCGACAAAACAAGTCCGAAGTAGGTTTTGCCGAAGGCGGCATTGTTGATGTTTACAGTGGTGACATGGCCAATTTGCAGACCACCGGCGAAGGCATTGAGTCTTTCTTGAACCCCGAGCGGTCAAAGGCGACTCTTCGTCGTAACCTTGCGAAACTCGCACCACGGCCCACGGCCCCTGTAATGCAACAGGGCATCATGCCCATGGCCCGATAATGCTTAACATACCTCCACCATTTAAATCCGTTGGAGAGTTTGAGGATGCGTATTACGTCTTAAATAATGCGATCAACACGATAGGTGGAATTAAATTAGCAATCAACCCAACACCTTTAGGAATTGCGACTTTATTGGCAAACGTTGCATCTGAACAACTTACCGATAAGTCTATACCTGAACACGTTATCAAGTATTTTCGTAAAAACATCAAGCCTGCCACTGGCTCCGGCAACGTGGGTCCCGATAAGAGCGGTACGGTTATTGCTGAAGGCGGTTACTTTCGTGACCCCACGCAAAGACACGCCACAGACATGCGAGCGGGGCAATATGCTGACGGCGGAGAAGTAGAGCAAGAGCCTGCTTTTTTGGAAGCTTTAGAACGTCAGCGTTTACGTGAGGAAGCTTTTGACAATGAATTTGCTATTGAAGTTGCGGCTCAAAGCAACTATGCGGCGGACATAGACCCATCTATTGCTAGGTATCAAGGATTACCCGACATTGCTTCGTACAGTATTCCTGAGTCTGGCCCAAACAAGTTGTTAAGGGGTTTTTATCCTCCCCCAGACGAAGAATATCCGGAAGGCACTTTTTTAGACAAATATCCTATAGATTTTCTTTACAACAGAAAAAATTATCGTGGTCTTACGAGGCATACAGTAATCCCAGAATCGGGAACCGTGAACGCTGTTGACAGATATGCCAAGCCCGAAGTCTATGCACACGAATATCGACATAGAAATTTTCCCGGATTATCAGAAAGAAAAAACCGGGTTGCCGATCTTTTAACGGCTTTGGATGAGCGGCAGTTATTTGAAATGCTTGATAGCTCTTATAAAAGAAAAACCGGCTCTGACACCCTTGATTATTTTCGTTATGACTTGCGTTTTGAGCGCGACAATCCGGGATACGGGGTCGGCTCAGTAATATTTGGAGACGAATGGGACCGTGGCGCACGGTCCACGCGACAGGGAATGCAGGAAAACAGGGATGACTACATCCGCGCCCGTATTGAAGAATCACCGGCGATTAAACTTTTAAATCAGTATGAAGAGCTAATAGAGTATAACGAAGAGCTTCCGGAACAGAACCAAGAGCGTGTAGAAGAGCGTCAAGAACGCGAAGCAGAGGCCGCTGTTAAAAATTATGCTATGGGCGGCGTGGCTTCCATGGCCCCTGTAGCACGGAACATGTTCCAAGGGTATGATATCCAACGCGGCGTAGGCGCATATGCCCCGTATACTAGGAGAGCCTGATGGCTAATGGTGACGATAAATCACAGCTTTCTTCTTTGATGGACAGTACGGCGATGATGCCGGAAGTTACCGAAGAAGATATGGAACTGGACATTGAGATAGCCGCACCGGGCACTTTTGTAGGTTCTGTTAACGAAATTCTGCCGGAAGGCATAGAAATCGAGGAGGACGATGATGGTGGCGTCACTGTGGACTTTGATCCGATGGCCATGCTTGGTGGTTCTGACGGTGATTTCTATGGCAACTTGGCAGAGGAGTTGGATGATAGAAAACTTGGCGAACTATCTTCAGAGTTATTAGGGGATTTTGAGGCTAATAAATCTTCTCGTTCTGAGTGGGAAGATGCGTATTCAAAGGGTTTGGAGCTTCTTGGCTACACTTACGAGGAGCGCACGATGCCGTTTCGGGGTGCGACGGGTGTAACGCATCCGTTGTTGGCGGAAGCGGCCACACAATTTCAGGCGCAGGCATTTAATGAGCTTTTGCCTCCTGCGGGTCCGGTTAGGACGCATGTTGTTGGTGAAAAGACCAAGGACAGTGAGGCGCAGGCGCACCGTGTTAAGGATTTTATGAACTACTACATCACAAACGTGATGGAGGAGTACACGCCTGAATTTGATCAGATGTTGTTTTATTTGCCTTTGGCGGGGTCAACTTTCAAGAAAGTTTACTACGACGAGGCGATTGACCGGGCGGTAAGCAAGTTTGTTCCAGCAGAGGACATTGTGGTGCCGTATGGCGCTAGTGATCTGGATTCCTGCGAGAACATTACGCAGGTAGTGAAGATGTCATTGAATGATCTGCGTATTCGTCAGGTCATGGGGTTTTATAGAGACATCCCGGTTATTCCATCTCAGTCTAACGACGATGAAGTCACGGACACGATGAATAAGTTGGATGGTGTAGAGCCTAGCAACATTGATTATGACTGCACGTTGTTGGAGTGCCACGTCAATCTTGATCTGCCCG